TGCCAGCACAAAGTAATATTAATGATTTTCGTAGTTATATAAAAGAGTTAAATGTGCAAAAAGGTATGAAAGCAGATGTAGTGTTAGTAGATTATTTAGATTTGTGTATGCCAATAAGTACTAAAGTAGCACCAAGTGATTTATATGTTAAAGACAAGTATGTTGCAGAAGAACTGCGTAATTTATCCAAAGAGTTAGATGTTGTATTTGTCACAGCATCGCAGTTAAACAGAAGTGCAGTAGACGAAATAGAATTTGATCATAGTCACATTGCAGGTGGTATTAGTAAAATTAATACAGCAGATAATGTTATTGGTATTTTTACAAGTAGAGCAATGCGTGAGCGTGGGCGTTATCAAGTACAGTTTATGAAAACAAGAAGTAGTAGCGGTGTTGGTTCTAAAGTAGATTTGGAATTTGATATAAGCAGTTTGCGTATACGAGACTTGGGAGAAGATGCACAACCAGAAGAAGATACTTCTTATACAGCAACACAATCACAATCAACAAATATATTTGACAGAATAAACAGAAGTGCAACAGTACAACCTAATGAGGATACACCTAAAGTAACTGCTGAAGCAAGTGGAAGCAAAATAAGATCTTTATTACGTAATATGAGTGCTTCAGATGACATATAAATACCATTGGCGGAACTTGTCGATGAAGAATCATCCCGCCATGAGAATTTATTTAGGAGCATCAAAAATGGCATGGCATGGTTTATTAGAAGCTGAATTTCATGGACCAAAATATTGGGTACTTACTCAACCACTTACCTATGAATTAGAAAAAAGTAGAAGTGCTGGGATGGACGAATGGGTTTCTAGTTGGACAAATTTAAATGTAGATGTAAAAACTACACCAACCACTATTTTAATTACAGCACCAGTTGGGTATCAAACAGATTTAGCATCTATACATCGCATTATGTGGAATATTATATCACCTTGGGATATTGCAAGGGCGGCGGTAATACACGATGTATTATATGGTGCATTGCGTAAAACTGTGGCAGTAAAAGGATTGAATCCACAAACTATAAAAGTATTGCGGGCCCAAGCCGATAATATATTTAGAAAAGGTATGGATGATGCTGATCCTACCATTCCGAATTGGAAAATATTTTCCTGTTTTTGGTCAGTCCGCCCTTTTGGTAGGTGGGCAATACGTAAACAGTCTAAATTTGATAATTGATGGGTCACAATTTAACTAAATATAATAAACATAATGTGACACATATGACAATGAAACGTAAGACTAGAACAATATTAGAAGAATTGAATTCCTTGTATAAGGATCACAATAAAAGTGCGATCATAGAAAGTCGTGCTATTCATATCATTGATAGTGCTATTAATTTAGTTAATATTATACATGAACACTATGATCATGAAGTTGCTTCTGAGCTAGAACGCCGTCTTCTTAACAGCATACGTGGACAGGATAATAAAAAGTTTATCCGTAGCATACGTAAGGCTGGTGACAATGAGATTGAATGAAATATCTGATTTCTCAGATACATCTAACATACACGTAGATAGACCTAAACCAAAATATCCACACATTCATGGTGGTGAAAGTGGAATGGTGGATGAAATGTCAGAAGAATTAGAACACATTATAGATAGATGGATTAAAGTTGATTGGAAAGACCCCAAGCTTAATCCTGAATCTAAAGCACGTTTTAGTAATGCCATTACTGAACTTTTAGATATTATCCAAGGTGAAAATATATGAGAGCAAAAGATTTTATAAAAGAAGATCATGGATTTCTCGCGCCAGGATCACATGATTGGGAAGGCAAAGTTGGAAAAAATATTTGGAACTATTTGAAAAATTTACCTAGCGGTGCTTGGGATGGTTTTAAAAATGTAGTTGGTCTTGATGACGGCGATGAAGATGAACCATCAGTTCTATCAAAACCAGAAGTTGTTAAAGAACCGCATAAACAGCCGTCACATCGGAATAGTGGTAGAAAATCTAGGACTGGTAGAACATCCCGGACTGGCCGCCAGGAACGAACATCTAGGATAGGTGGCGATTAGTGAAGTTATTTGAAGTTCAAGGTGAAAGTAAATGGATGATCGTTGAAGTAGACGACGGCAAAAATACTCACATGACTCATATAGAGGATTTGGTATTCTACAAAGGTTATCAAGGCGTAAAACAAGCAATAAATCACCTTGCACAAACAGCAGAAATGTTAGCAGGAACAGGTGAAGCGGGCAGAATATCTGTAAAATGGGATGGCAAGCCTGCCGTAATTGCTGGTAAAGATCCTAAAGATGGTAAGTTTTTTGTAGGCACAAAAAGTGTATTTAATGCTACTCCATTATTAAATAAAACCCCTGCAGATATTAGAAAACATCATGGTAAAATACCAGGTTTAGCACATAAATTAAATATAGCATTAAAACATTTGCGTAAACTTAATTTTGACGGTATATTGCAAGGCGACATTATGTTTACCAAAGGTGATTTGACAAGTCAAGATATAGATGGTGAGTCATATGTTGTTTTCAAACCAAATGAGATAGCATATGCTGTTCCAGCAGATAGTGATTTAGCAAAAGAATTACTTGCGGCTGAAATTGGTGTTGTGTGGCATACATTATATACTGGTGGTCCTGAAATGTCAGATCTGACAGCATCATTTGGTGCTCCAGCACCTGTAGGAAATAAAAATGTATGGTCACAAGATGCTGACTATAGAGATTTAACTGGTCGTGCTACAATGACTGGACGTGAAACAGCACAAGTAGCAAATGGACTTGATAAATTACAAGGAATTTTACAAAAAATAAATGCAAATAGATTTAATGCATTAATGAAAAATGCGGAGTTTAAAGAACATATTGAAGCATTTGTTAATAGTAAAATTAGAGCAGATCAACCACAAGTTGGAAATGCTAATGCTTTTTTGAAAGAATTTATTGATTACTATGATAGTAAAAAGCAAGCAGAAATAGATAAACTTAAAGATGGTGGTGTTTCTGATAAAACAACATCTGGATGGAGTCCGGCCGCTGAAGCACGTATTAGTAAAATAGAAGCAACTAGAGAATTTATTGAAGACAATAGCAATACGTTGTTGGGAATATTGGCAGTTTATAAACAAATTATACAAGTTAAGTCAATATTAATGAAAAAACTTAATGCTATAGAAGGCATACAAGCATTTTATAAAACAGATAATGGTTATGAAGTTGCCGGTCCAGAAGGATTTGTAGCAATAGACCATGTTGGTGGCGCTGTAAAATTAATTAATAGATTGGAATTTTCACGACGTAACTTCCTGGCAGGAGGGTAAATAGTATTATGGGATTTATTAAAGATTTATACGAATCAAAAGCATTACGTAATCAACGTGGATTGAAAAATATGAGTGCTGAGCAAGTGGCAGAAAACATTTATATGAATGTTTTATCACTTCAGGCAATGCGGCATGATCCTAATTCAATGAAATTTGCACAAGAATATGCTAAAAAAACAATGATGAATCCTGGTTTTGATAATATTCGTACTACTGCTACAGATTTACATAATTGGGTCGCTGTTTTTAATCAAGCAGATAGATATGTTGATAAAATAGGTCCTGCCGGAAGAGCAAATATACCAATATTACAATTTAAACAATATTTGCGGCAAGTGGCAAGTGGTAAAGTAAATCCAAATTTTGATAAACAATTTTTAATGAGTTTAGAGCGAAATTTAGGTATTCATAATGCTCAATATAGTGCAACACGAAGATTATTGAGTGATTGGAATAGACTGCTTGGTAGTGAACGTAAATTAAGTACAACTCGTTTATTACAAGCAATAAGATCAAAGTCTGCTCGTAGTGATTTACGTAGTCCATATGAAACATTTGTTCGTAAGGGTGGTTATGAGCTTAAAGATGTACATAATTCTGAAATAGCAGGAAAAACATCCTTTGGTGCAAAAGCCGCGGCGGCTGCCGCCTCCGGTGTTGCTGGTTATTGGTTGGGTAAGAAACTAGCAAAAGGGATAACTGGCTATCAAGATACTGATTTTGATTATACTTTTGGTGCTAAGAAGAAGTAAAATAACAGCCAATAATTTTCTATTTTTGAGATAAATAATATTAACGGTGTAAATTAGTTTACACACTACAAGATATAGGAGATTTAAAAATGGCAAGAATTACAAATCCAGCCCTTACAAACGTTCATGATCCAGTAGAACTTATTGGTCGTGATATTACATGGTTGAAATCAACAGGTGGTGACTTCACAGCAAACGTAGATATGGCAGCAGTTTTGCGAGCAATTTCATCATATGCAACAATTGAAGTTGTAGGCACAGCAACAGCCGCAGGCGTCATAGTAGGCGTTTCAGGTTGTGATGCACACGTAGCAGCTGGTACAGGCACAAATTTTACAGCACTAGAGGCAGCTTTAGATGCAGTAGCCGCACAGGCCTTAACAGTTGTTATAATTTCAGCACTAACATTTGTATAAGATTAGCGTAAAATCACCCAGTTTTTAGAAATTTCTAGAGACTAGTAATTTTAAAGAGCGGAGGACTTATCCTCCGCTTTTTTTTGCCTGCACTAAATATTATAATAGCATATTATAGGTAAGTTATGGCAAAAGAAAGAGCACATGGTATTGCTGGCGAAGGCAAGTTTGGAAGTGGCGTTGGCGAGTTTATTACCATATACACATTAATAGATATTACACAATCTGGTGTTGTATCACCTTACAGAACAGATGTTCCTGCGTTTGTAGATGATGCAAATCAAATAGTTAATAGTGAACAATCTTGGAATAAAAGTAGAAATCAACAAAGCAATTGTGAGACATTGATACAAACTATTAGTTTACGTGGTAATCCTATGTATATTGAACTTCCACGCAAATATACAGTAGATAATATTAAGCAATTAGATTTTGGTTCCTCTTATAAAGGAAAACATATATTTTGGTCTACTTCTTTTACTGTGGAGCAAATTGGACTTTATATTGAACGGGGACAAGAAGATCAACCATTATCAGGCCTGACAAATGATTTTACAAATGTTCCTGTAATTGCTAATTTAACAGAAACAATCAAATTAAAAACCCCAATCTGGGAAGCAATAAATCCTCGTAATAAAAATATATATTTTGTTCTAAACGAAAAAATACCTTTTAATCTGTAACCCACCCTTCATAAATAATTATACTAGGCAGAGACTTAGGCTCATTTTAGGCGAAATGATAGGCATTTGTAAAGGCACAATTTAAAGGGCGGGCGGTAGGCATTTTTTGTATGACATTAAAGGATTATTATGCCATCAGAGATTGAAAAACAGAGCCTCGAGGCACACGTAGAAATCTGCAGTGAACGCTACGGTTACTTGGAGGAGAATATGGAACGAATTGAAAGTCGTTTAACGGTCATTGAGCAACAACTCGATGAAATTAGACATAGTCTATTAGTTAACGAAAAAAATAAGTACAAATCTATGTATATTTTAAGTGGTTCCATTATTACTGCTCTATTTTCCGCAGTTGTCTATCTATTAACAGTAGCATAATAA